CGAGGTACTGTCATTGTAGGTTCTAATGATTAAAGGACCACTTGATATTGATTGAATACCACTAGAACTCATCTAGAAACGTCTGAGAATGAAAATAATCGATAAAAATCTTAATATATGGATACAAATTGTGCGCACCAAAATAAATTATTAAATATCCGGAACATTCAACAGAATGCCAGCAGGTGGAGGTCTATTACAACTTGTAGCAACAGGAAAACAAGATTTATTTTTAACGGGTAATCCCCAAATAAGCTTCTTTAAAATGGTATATCGCCGTCACACGAATTTTGCTACAGAATGCCAACCAATGTATTTTGATGGTACTCCTAATTTTGGGCAACGTATCACCTGTCTTGTCCCACGTAGAGGTGACCTTTTGGGTAGAGTATATTTAGATGTAACATTACCTCAAATATATGACGCATCTGGAAATGCTTTATCATATACAAATTCAGTGGGGCACGCATTAATTAGTGAAATTACATTTGAAATAGGTGAACAGGAGATTGATAGACAGACGGGAGAATGGATGGAAATTTGGTCTCAGATGACTACGCCAGCAGGTCAAAGGGATGCTCTTAATGAAATGATTGGGCGTCTTGATCAATATCTTGAACCACAACAAGTTGGACCAATTAATTTTATTGCCCCAGGTCCTTCCGAAGCAGGTTTACGCCTCTTAATTCCACTCCAATTCTATTTTTGTAATAATCCAGGTCTATATATTCCTCTTTTAGCTTTACAATATTCACCCATTCGTATTAATATTACATTGACGCCATTACAGCAGTTATTCTGGGCAAACCCATATAATTATCCAACACTTGTACCAGATCCTGCTAATGATCAATCTAACTGGAAACCAGCTTGTCAAATAAATGTTGATTGTACATCACAAATTGTAAATATGATGTTATGGGGCGAATATGTCTACTTAGATGTGGAAGAGCGTCGTATGTTTGTATCAGCATCGCACGAATATCTTATTGAGCAAGTACAATACACATCTCCTTATTCTATAACAGCACAGCAAACAACCGCAACAGTTTCTGTTGAGTTCAATCACCCAATTAAGGAATTCTTTTTTGTGGCGCAAAGGGATGAAATGATTAATCGTAATGAGTGGTTTAATTATAGTAGTTTAGCGATATTAGAACCAGTTTCTCCTGCTTTAATACCATTTTTGAATAGGTTACAGAATCCAACAAATCGAACTGACTTAATATCCCTGGCAAAGTTACAATTGGATGGTTATGATAGATTTCCTAATAGAAATCCATTGTACTTTAGATTACAACAACCATATGAACATCACACAACCACTCCGGCCCAGGCATATATCTATAATTACTCTTTTGCCTTACGACCAGAAGATGCGCAGCCAACTGGTACAATGAATGCCAGTCGTATTGATAGTATTGTATGGCAAATCCAAATGAATCCAATTTTAAGTCAGCAAGTTGTACCAAATACTTCAATACCAATCCCAACTTGGCAACAAAGAGGTCCTTGTCACATAGTTGTTTACGGGCATAATTACAATGTATTCCGTGTTATTAATGGATTCGGCGGTCTGCTCTTTACTATTTAATCTTTAAAGGATAATTATAAAATCATCTTTAGCTCAAAATGAGATAAAGATGATTCAAAAAAGTCACATTAAACAGTAATGAGTCAAAGTGTTTCTCAAATTGAATATTGGCGCGATACACCCAATAATAATACTAACAATACCAATGCTACTAATGCTACTAATGCTAAAGAGGGTGGACCAGGAGCAATTTTTCTCTCATATGACGTTTTCGTAGGATTATCACTTATTGGTGGCATATTAGCTTTAGACCATCTCTATCTACGTTCTCCATTAACGTTTATTGCTAAAATTATAGTCAATGTTTTGACACTTGGTTCTTGGTGGATGTATGATGCCTCGCAAGCTTTATTTAATAAAGATGTTGTTAAAGTTTTTGGGCTAGGTGTTCCAGGAATGGGTCCAAAGGGTATAGGAGCAGGTGTTTTAGCAAGTGATGTCCCTGATAAAAAGCATATGGCTTTCTTTATTTACGGATTGGTTATTATTTTAGGAGGTGTATTTGGACTAGACTCATTTATTGTAGGTGATAAACAATCAGGTTTTATAAGATTAATTTGTTTAATAACTGGTATATTGGCGCCAGTAGCAATTTTCTGGTGGTTATTTAATATAGGAAAGTTTTTCTTTAAAACAAAGGATGTTACAAATCAATATTGGGAGTATTTTGGTGCGTCTCCTCCCGCTGAATACGGAATGACTTGGGGTGAAAGATTAGCTACAAAATTCCCATTCTTACAAACACTCTTTGGACCTATTACTCGTGTTAAAAATGCCGTTGTAAGTACGGCAGAAGGTGCTATAAATACAGCAGAAGCAATAGGAGAGGCGGCATTTATTGACCCTATTGGTACTGTTAAGAGTGTGATTGTAGCGCCAGCTCTGATTGCTAAGGGAAAAATAGAAGAAATTGTTCAAGAAAGTAATAAAATTATAGGTGAAGTAGTTAATAATGAACTAAAACCTGCTATAAATGCGGCATTAGTTCCAGTAACAGCCGCAATAACAACAGCTGTTCAACCTGTATTAGCAGCTGCGGCTCCATTCAAACAAACATTAAATGCTGGTATATCTACAGTACAAACAGGGTTGGAAGTAGCACAAGATGGGTTAGTTCTAGGTAAGACAGCACTGAATACTGGTAGGAATATAGCAGATAAGACATTAAATGTAATAGGTCAAACAGCAGAGGCAGGTACAAAAGCTTTAACATTGGGTCCTGCTGCTTTAACTTTAGCGCAAGGGTTTACTCCAGCGGCAGCAACTGCCGCATTAACCAAATTAAATCAACAAGGAGGTGGGAGTGATTCGACTATTTTACCATATGTAATGATGGGAACATTGGCGGTAATTGTTGTGTCTGGATTAGTAATAACTTACCGTCGATACAGACAGAATGAGCAGCCACGGAAAGATGACAGACCACCAAATCCAGAAACTTCCATCTCAAGAGTTCTTTGAGAGTTTAATTAAAAAAAATCCTCCGATTCCACACGCTCCACTAATTCTCATAAAATTTGGTGCTACTTGGTGTGGTCCCTGTAGAAGACTTGATATGGATTTCTTAGTTGGATTAAGTGATAAAATAAAATGGTATGAATGTGATATAGATGAAAATGATTATACGCCAGGCTATTGTGGTGTAAAGGGAATTCCAGCATTTTTAGCGATTGTGAATGGAAATGTGCAGCCTTTATATGTACAAAGTGATACAATGAAGGTGGCGCAATGGATTAAGGGGGGATTTAAAGCGTAGATTTAACCGCATCATAAATTATTTTACTACGAGTACGTTTGATACGTCTTTTAGTAAGATTATTCGAATCTTTAAGATAATCTTCTGATATAATTATTTTTGTATTTAAAGGTACAACAGACCGACTATCATATTTACTGGAACACGTGCCCATTATTTTAATAATTGATCAGAAATGTTTAGACTCTTGTATTTAAATTCACATAGTTCACATTCTCCTGATATTTTGATTGTTTTAGACCTAAGCAGATTTTATATGAGCATATAGTAATAATGGAATTTTGGGAAAAAACACAATATAAAAAATGGTATTTATCGCATAGAAGGTTCTCTTTTACATCAAGGTATTTAATTGAATTGTATGATGAACACAAACAGATTCCAGATAGTATTTTCAAGCCCTTCTTAAAATCATTAGATTGCCACTCCAAAGGCGAAGAAAAACGAATTTTTAATACTATACCCGTGCCTGAAACCTTATTTGATGAACATAGTCACATTATACTTACAAAAATATACACAGGTGAAGAAAAATATAATTTATGTAAATCTTTACTAATACATATGAAAGATGAAGAAGAAATACTTAAATCTCATATTGAAAACTCTCATTTAAAATCCGCACGGGTTTAAAAGAAGTAGCAAAGAAGATTTTTGTGTTCATTATATTGGATACATTTATGTGATTTCATAGTTGAGCGTAAATATGGATGTGCTACACACTTATGTTTATTCTTTTTTAGTTCAGAAATAAAGAAATCTACAAAGTGTCCAGTTGTTTTTTGACGTTCTGGATGCCATTGAACACCATAAATAGGATAATACTTAGCTTCAATTGCGGCAACATATTCTTTATTATCATCATCTATACTTGTGGCAAGTATATCATAGAATCGATGTAGGTGTTCATTTTTGTTAAAATCAGTGGGTGAAATACCATATTCGTGGTTATTGTTACAGGATTTATGGTGTTCTAGATAGTGTAAGTATCGTTTAGGAAATGAATGAAACATTCTAGATGTATATCCAGCAGGTGTAATATGTAGGGGATATAATCCGCGAGCTGGATATTGTTTTAGTTTAGAAAAGTTGCCCATTATAAACATTAATAATTCAAATCCAAAACAAGTACCCCAAATTGGAAAGTATTCATCTTTTTGAAAAGACATTTCCATAAATTTTGTAATAGAATTCATAAATGTTTTATTTTTAATGATAAATGTAGTTTCACCTCCTGGAATAAAAAGGCCATTTACCATATGAAAGTACATTTCGTGTTTAGTGGTGTCATATGGTATGGGAATAACACGAACACCACGTTCTTCAAACCAATCAACGTATGGTTTCATAATATGTGAGTCACCATATTTTGTTTTGTTTGCGTGTGGAATAGTAATAATACCAACACATAATGATTGGTTGCGTTTACTGGTCTTATGCCGTACTGCGTTCATTTGCCTATTCGCGCTTTTTAAAAAAAAATGACCAAAAATACTGGGAAGAGCTGTATCTAATTAGCAAAAAAATACTGTGTTGGAGCCCCTAATTAGCAAATAATAATCTTCCGCGGCCTTCACGTACATCATAAACATTCCAACTTTCAGTAAATACGCGGAATTCCGAATTACGCTTTTGATTAATATCATTTCCTCTTATATTAGCTAATTCCAAAAAAAGTGTAGGTCGATCAGCTGTAGTAAAATTAACTGTTCCTTCTGGTTGTCTAGGGGCTGGATATATAGTACCATAATTGGCACCAGTAGACCATTTCATTTCACCAATTCCTAAACCACTTGCTTTTTCATCTTTTACAAGTTGGCAAATATCTTCCCATAAGAATGGTTCGTGTAAATTTTCACGGTCTCTACCAGCAATAATAAGTTTAATAAGATAATAGAATTCTCCATTGAGTGGTGAAGGTTTAGGAGCAAAAATAGTATATGGATTTGTAACAGATGGTGGATAAACTGTAAAATAATCATTGCCAAAATTATCTAATTGATTTTGATCGAGTGCGCGTTGATTTCGAAAGAACCAAAATATCTTTTCAGTTGGGTGACGTCCATCTAAACGACGTGTAACAGTAGCACTTCCACCTTTATCCAAAGGGACATAATCTAATTCACCGAATGTAAAGTTATTTTCATATAGTTTTCTAAAAGGGATTTGAATAGTAGAAGAACGTAGCTCTTCTTGAACAGCAGGTGGGACATAATGTTGAATAGTAGCTAATAAAATAGTAGGGTTTGGAATATCAATTAATTTATTAGCTGTAAATTGATATGTTGTATTATCATCATATTTTACATTATATGATAAATCTTGACTCCAAGGATAGAATGTATTAGGCGACATTAGTTTATTAATTGTAGTATCACTACATACAACTAAATCTTCTAACTTTCTAAGAGTGGCTTTGATACGAAATTTTTGCCAAGCTAGTGCGACAAGGGGTAAACCAGCATCACCAGGACATTGCATTCCAGGAAGTGGTAATTTAACCTTTAACTGTCCAGGTGTAGCACGAATCTGAATTCCACGAACAGAAGGCATATCAGTTAAAGGATTAATAGGATTATATAACCCACCAAGTTGTTGTTGAAGAAAACTAGTTGTATATGAGCCTTCACTTAGTTGTTTTGCTAATAATCCATCGCCACTCCACTCTTGTATTAAGAATTGATCCTGATAGAATTGAATTCTTTCAAAGAGAAAGTAGGCAACATAGTTTACATAACCATATGAATTACTGTTTGTTGTTGTGATTGGAAAGAGTCCGTTGGCAACATTGGGTGGATAGAGAACATTAGGAGTAGTTGAACTAATTGGAAGTTCTGGAAGCCAGGAAGGTAATTCAATTTCAAATTCGCATTCTGTCATAACATCGCCATATGGGTCAATTTCAACTTCAAAAGAGCCGCCCCAAGTGACAGCATTGAGTGGTACAAAAGTTCTTCGTTCAGCTAAATGATGTGCTGAGGAATTATAACTGGCATCATATGGAAATGAGCTTTCTTTAGAGTCTTTAAGGAAATATGTATCTTTATTACCACGAGCCACTAACTCAAACAATGCTCCCTGCCCGCTTGACTGATTAATAGTTGCCATTCTATCTTATACAGACGAATGTAATGTCATTTTATACCCCCTTAAATTTCACAAGTTTAGGAAGTTTATGCGAGTAGGTGGCGAATTAAACTGGAAAGGATTCCAGATAATAGTGCAATACCGAGAGCTTGTGGCAGGTTAAAGCGCTGTACAAGGATGATTAGGATAGCAAGGGAAGAAAGTAGGGCAACAGCTAATACAGCGAGGCCTTCACTAACTACAGCTTCAGCGCGAACCTTTACAGCCATAGCCTTAGAGATAAGGAAGTGTGTAACAGTTGCCGTAAGGAGAGAGGCGATAATCATAACGGTCAAAACACCAGACCAGTTAAGATTATAAGTAAATGCGGAGACATAAACGGCGGCAATATTTAAAGCCGACATAATAACAGTTTCAAGCATAACTTCGGTAGTTGCTTTCATCATTTTATACTATACGCATAGATTTTTTGTTATTTAAAGTAAAATTTGATAAAGTTGGATGATTAATTTAAAGTGTGTAAGAAATGACGAATCTAGTTATTGTAGAATCTCCCGCGAAATGTCAAAAAATCCAAGGTTTTCTTGGTCCAGGATGGCGAGTTATTGCATCAATGGGTCATATCAGAGCTCTAGAGCATTCATTGGACGCAATAGGTCTTAATAATGATTTTGAGCCAAAATATGAATTTATTAAAGAAAAGGCGAAAGCAATTAAACAATTAAAAGAAGAATCAAAAGATGCAACTCATATATATTTAGCAGCAGACGATGATAGGGAAGGTGAAAATATAGCATATTCGGTGTGTCTATTACTTAAGTTAAATCCAAGCACAGCAAAAAGGGCTGTCTTTCATGAGATTACGAAGAAGGCTGTAACAAATGCAGTGGAGAATCCGCGTAAGTTGGATATGAATCGTATAAACGCCCAACAGAGTCGTGCGATGCTGGATATGATGATTGGATTTACGATGAGTCCGCTTCTATGGCGATATGTAGCTCCTAGTTTATCAGCGGGTCGTTGCCAAACGCCCGCACTCAGGTTGGTAGTAGAGCGTGAAGATTTAATTGCGAATTTTAAGGCGTCGTCAAGTTGGCAACTAAACGCAAATTGGATTACCGCTCAGGGAGGACTTAAAGACGGCTTTAAGTTCTCTGCGCAAATGGACGATGAATTAGAGGATGAAGAGTCAGCCCTAAATTATATGGAAATCATACACGAAACTCCAGATGCCTCCATTATCTCTAAAGATATTCGTCCCTGGTCTCAATCCGCCCCAGAGCCACTTATTACAAGTACACTTCAGCAACAAGCCTCCGCTATGTTCAGTATCAATCCTAAAAATTGTATGAAGATTGCACAGAGGTTGTATGAGGCGGGTCATATTACATATATGCGTACAGATAAAGCAGTATTGTCTGAAGATGCGATTACTGAAGCGAAAAAGTGGGTTACAGATACATATGGCGAGGAATATGTTGGTGCTGAAAAGAAAAAGGAAGAAGTAAAAGAAGAAAAGAACACAAAGAAGAAGCCAAAGGTGGCAGAGGTAGCAGTGGACCTTTTAGAAAAAAGTCCCCAAAAAAAAGAGGATGGTGAAGTGAAGGCTCAAGAGGCACACGAAGCTATTCGTCCAACTCATATGGATCTAACCGCCCTTCCTGAAGGTGACTGGACAGCATATGATAAGAAAGTATATAATCTTATTTGGCAGCGAACAATTCAATCAGTGATGGCGGCTGCTAGGGGTGAGACCTGTAAGGTTAAGATTCAGATTAAAGGTGATGAGGACTTTACGTGGTCGTCACAATGGAAACGCACAACGTTTGAGGGCTGGAAGCGAGCTGGTAAGGTTGCCGAGATTGACGATGACTCAGACACAAGTGAAGATACAAAAGAAGATGCGTGGGATAATGCCTCAAAACTCAAAGTAGGTGATAAAGTAAAATGGACAGGTATGAAAGCTGAGCCAAAGGAAACAAAGGCACAATGTCGTTATACAGAAGCAACACTTGTAAGGGAACTTGAGAAGTTTGGAATTGGCCGTCCTTCAACATTTGCTTCATTGATTGCAACAATTCAAGATAAAAACTATGTAGAGACTAAAAATATTCCAGCAAAAGAAGTAAATGTTAAAGAGTATAGTATGAAACCTTTACAGTGGCCAGCA